CCCGGTTCCATCCTCAACGACGAATGCCATTGGCAGCCCCAATGTCCTGAGTCACCGGACAACGTCCGTTCATTCGGTCACCGACCGATACGCATATACCCGACCTTCGAGGGGCCGCGTCGCAGTGCCGTCAGGAGCGGTCAGGACCATATCCCACATCTGCACGAGAAGCGGCTCATCAGCGCGGAACGGACCGAAAAGATTCTGATCCCCAACAAGCGCAGATGTCTGTGCCGGCGTCATGGAGAGGGTTGCGACCTGCCCGGACAGATCGATGGTGCCGCCATCGGCGTCGCCTTCGGACGAAAGAAATGCCTCCGGCGTGTTGATGTACCGTCCGAGCGGCTTGAACGTCGCCCTGGCGGAATACCCGGCAAGGTCGAACCCCGCGTCGAAACCGAAGGTGAACGTCGCCCCTTCGCGGATAATCAGATCCTGCCTGACCGTCATCTGCGCTTCCTCGGCGCACGCTTGACGGGCGCAGGCTTCACATCGCTGGCACGCTCGCGCCCGGTGTCCGAAGCCGTCTCGCGCCACACCGCCGCCGCCTGCTGCTGCTCGTCCCTGACGATCCCCGCCCGCCTGTATGCTTGCGCGTAGTCGTCGGGCAGCGAGACGGACTCGCCGACCGCAATTGCGACGGGGTTGATTCCATCGAAGCAGAAATGAAACGGTTCCAGTGCAACCACGGTCTGCATTGGCACTCTCCGTCATTGAAGCGCGGGACGCATGCCGCCCCGCGCCAGGATCAGGCCGCAGCCGGATCGTTCGCCGTGGCCGACGCGAACACCTCGGCCGCATCCTGCACAACCGGCATCTGATGCGCCGAATGCAGGATGGCGACGATGCCGTTGACCACCGCGTTCGCGGTACCGCGCGCCAGTGTTGCCCGGACGTACCGATTGCGCGGCCTGATCACGTCGAGCACGATCAGCCGGTCATCCGCGTCCGCCGCGCCGGCAGTGCCACCAGCCGACGCAGACAGGGCAACGGCATCGCTCCCGTCCGCCACGTCCCCGGACTCCGCCGTCAGCGCAAGAACGGACGTGTCGGTGACATCGCCGAGATACGCGACGAACGTCACGCCGTCGAAGCCCTGCGTATCGACGATATCCGTGGTCAGCGTCGTGGTTCCAGCAGCAGCCGGGCCTTCGACGCTCAGAAACTTGACGTTGTTCAGAAGATTCATTGCTTCGCTCCTCAGCCGGCCGAAACGGTCAGCACGCCCGTGTTGACCCAGAGAGCGCCGGCCACCGAAGGATCGGAAGTCGGCAACCCGGTGATTGTGACGTTTGCGCCAGAGACGGCGAGTGTGACGGACGCGCCGAGATCGACGGCACCCCCGTCCTGCACGTCGATCCTGCCGCCGTCCTCGACCCGCAGGGAGTTGCCTCCCTGCGGAAAATGCACCTTGACATTCGCCATGGTCAGCCCCCTTACGCCGCGATCTTCATCAGCGCGAACGCCTCGAAGTTCACCACGTCGCCGCCGACACGCTTGCGCGTGTAGAATTCGACGAACGGTTTCACCGTGAACGGATCGCGGAGGGTCGAGATGCCGAGGCGGTCCACGATGGTGTAAGCCGCGCGGAAGTCCCCGAAGGCGATTGCCAGCGCGCCACCGGCGATGACAGGCATGTCATCGGCCTGCGCCACCGAATACCCCGCCAGCGTCGAAGGCCGCCCGGCTTCGAGGCCGGGACGCCAGAGATACTGGCCTTGCCCGTCCTTCAGCAACATCACGCTCTGGATGGTGGATCGCTTCATCATCCACGCCGCATTCGCGAGATACGCGCTCTTGATCGTGAAGGGCAGCTTCACGATGGCGTCCGCCGTGATCGTGGCAGCGTCGCCGGAGTTGATCTGCCGCACCGTGTTTCGCGCCACCTCTCCCGTGCCCGACGCCGCCGGATAGGTCAGGATGCCGCGCGGCTGTTTGACGCCCGTGCCAGCAATGAACGCGGCGGCCTCCCGACGCGCGAACCGATCCGCCATCTTTCCGGACAGCCACGACTCGACGTCGATGGACGCATCCTCCAGCATCTGCTGAGTGGCCTTCGGTCGCGCCGCCAGCTCGTGCACCAGAATGCGCTGCAAGCCGAGCTGCGCCGTACTGGTGTCAGACCGGTTCTCCGTCTCGCCCACCCACTCGGCGCCGAATTCATCGTCATCGATGGGTATTTCCAGTGCGCTGGAACCGATGGTCTCGACAGTCGCGAACTGGCGCATGGGCGAGGACTCGAAGATCCTGGAGATGATCCGCGAGGACTGCGCCGTGGGCACGAGATAGCCGCCATCCGGATCGGAACCCACCGACAGTGCCTTTGTCTCGACCGCCCGGTCATCGCGGCGAAGGTAAATCTCGTAGTTGTCCGCCCACGCCTTGTACTCGTCGATGCTGACGGTTTCGGCGGTCGGGCGATTGCCCAGCTTCAGGTTACCCCCGATGGCTGCCTTGGTGGTGAAAAACTCGATGGCACGCTTCGCCTCGTCGCCGTCGCCTTCGGGCATGCTCGTGAAGGATCGCCGCGCCATCGTCTCGATGGCGTCGAGCCGCTTCTTGTGCTCGGCCTCCAGCTTGGCGCCGTGATCCTCCATCGCCTTCTGCTTCTCTGCGATGGATGCCGTGAACTTCTCCACGCGCTCCTTGAACACGGCATCATCGACCGCGTTCTTCGCCTCCTTCGCCGCATCCTCGGCGATCTTGCGAACGTCGGTGATGTCCTTGTTGAGGCTTTCGTGCATCTTCCTGGCGTCGTCGCCGAACGCCTTCACCTCGCGCTCGATCGCTTCGAGCGCGGTGTTGTCCAGTGCCATGTGGTTTCCTTCCGTGTGGCTCAGGATTTCAGGCCCAGCCGAATCTCGCGAATACTTGCAAGCAGGCCGGTCGCCACCGCGCCCTCATCACGAGGGGCTTCGGCCGGTTCGTCTGCGTCGTCACGATGCAGATACGGCTTGAGCAGGGAGACAGACGCCTTGGCCTGTTTCCCGCTCAGCCCTGCCCCGTCACGGAGCAGGGCTTCCATCTCGCGCAGATCGGCCGCCTTCACGTTCGTGACCACGGCTTCCGGGTTCGACGCACCGAATGGCAGCACAGACACTTCGATCAGATCGACGCGCTTCAGTCGACGGATACGTTCGTCCCGATCGATCTCGAACTCCTTCGCGTGGTATCCGATGCTCATCTGCGGCCGACCGCGATCCTTCCTCATGGACCTGTGAACCCGCAACGCATCGGGATCGGGCTGATCGCCGTCCACCCAAAGCCGGCCTTCGACGTAGAGCCCGCGGTCGTCCTCGCGCATCACCGTCCATTCGCCGATTTCCATTCCCATGTCATGCGTCGCCAGCATCACGGGCCATGTGCCCTTGCGCTCGTGCTCGGCCAACGAATCGACGAATGCACCGCGCTCGACGATATCGCGATGCGAATCCCGGACGCCGAACACCGACGCATAGCCGGCGAACTCTCCACGCTCGGAAATGGCCTTGGCATCGACGGGAACGCCTGCAACGGCTCTTTCAATGATCATGCGCCTGCTCCTGCAACTCCCGCTGCGTCGAACGCGCGGCCTTCCCGACGGCGCAGCTCTTCGAGCGTATAGAGCCGTCCTCTGTTGTTGACAAAGCGATCCATCGTTATGCCTCCCTCACGAAAGAGTCGGCCGCGCGTCGGGCCAAGCACCTCGTTCTGAAACTCGACCGACTGCGTTGCCAACCACTCGTTATACGTCGTCGTTGCAGGCACCTGCCCGTTCATGCTGGCGCGGGCACCGGGGGGGATCTCGTCGATATCGAGACCCAATTCCCGGAACGACTTCGTTACCGGCGCCATGACGCTGCGGCATCCGACATGCGCTGGTGGGCGGGGGCCACTGTCAACCGGATATACCCGTCCGTCACGCGAGCGGCAGATCGGGGTGGTTCGCCCGTCGAGCGTTGCCACCCATTGCACCGACTTGACGATGTTTGCGTTGCGCTCGAACGTCCGCTGGCGCGCGAAATTGCTGGTATGCGTTACCGCCGTCCGAACCACCGCCTCCGCCGAGCGGCGATTGATCTCAAGAACACCATCCTTGAATCGATTTGCCCGCGTGCCCCTCAGCCGTCGCATAATGGCGGGGATGCTTTCCCCTTCGACCAGCCCGATGCGCACCGCGTCCCTGACCCTGCGGCCCTGAGATTCTTCAAGGCTCGCCATCCACTCACGCAACAGGCGCCCCTGAAACGGTCGGGACAGCGCCGCCGCATGCACCGTTGCGGCGGGGGGCGCGGCGAAAAGGACGTCGATCGGAACGGCGCTTCGGAACGACGCCAAAGCCGATTCTATCTCGTCCTCGGTCAGGTCCAGCAGATCGCCCGACAAGACGCCCTGTACCTGCGCGAATGCCTGCCTTGCCTGATCGCGCACCGAATCCATGATTGCATCCGCGCGCGCCAGTCCGGCCGATCCGGGCTCAAGCTCTGCCATCTTGCGCAACAGATCGTCCTCGACGCGCTTGAGCAGCGCCAGAATCCGCCGCGCTTCGTTATTGCTATACCGTTCCAGCCGGATGCGCCGGCGGATTGCCGCGTCCCTCAGCCGGGCATTGGCGCCCGGATCCGCATCATCGGCCATCAGGCAAAATCGGGCAGAGGCACGCCGCCGTCGTCCGGCAACGCGTCCTCGATGCGCTCTGCGTCGTCCTCCGCGTCGAAAGCTGGGCCCAGGACGCGAAGGCGCTGCAATTCGGCCACATAGCCCTCACGGGAGATGGCCCCCGCCGTGAACGCGGCGGTCAACG